GGATTGAGACAGGCCATTGCCATGATCCCGGATTTGGATTTGGATGAATCCATCGTGAATTGCGCCGCTGATTTCCGCAATGCCGGGCAGGATTTTTCCTTTCTGGCGGCCATGCGCCTCAATCGCGTTCTTGATGAGATTGGTGAAGGCCATGAGGATTTCGAGGCGTGCCACCGAGAACGATGCCAACTCCGGAATGTCGATGCGGAATTTCACTTTGGCATGGTTGTAACCATCCTCAGCGATCTGGGCGAGAGCGTCCGCCAGTGATTCCTCGATAATTTCCAGAACATCCTCTTCGGATTTCAGAACGGTCAACGGGCGGGAATATTTGTCCATCATGTCGAGGATTCGCTTCAGGTAGCTGTGGCCCCAGATGATCTGCTTGACGTTGACCTGGTGAACCGGATCGGCAACGAGTGCAGCCGAGGGTTTAAAGTTGTCGATAATGTTCCTGATGTCGTGGACCGCAGAGCGAAGATGAAGGTCCGTGAATTTTTCGGCCATCTCGCGGGCGGCTTCGGCGGCATCCGTGCCATAGCGGGCCTTGATGTTTTCAAAGTTCTCCAAAAACAGCCATTCAAGGTTTGGTGCGGAGGGTTCTCCAAGTTCCCGACGGGAGAGCGAACGCCGGATGGCGGCCTCCACCATGGAATTGGTTTCTGCCGCCATCACCCCCGAGATTTCCAGGGATTGGCGCTCTGTAAACGAGGCGAGCGACTCCGCCACCACCTTGCGAACCTCCCATTTCCGATCCGTGGCAAAATCCAATACCGCAGCCATGGCTTCTTCGTCATCATGACGGGAGGCGAGGCGCCAGCACACTTTTTGAGCGGTTTCGCGTCGCCCTTTCCAACCGGACGGACATGGTGGCAACTCGGGATTCATGGGTTACGGGCGGGTTTGGCGCTGTGCCTGTCGAAGGCTTTCCCGCTTGTCGAAGGCTTTCTGTCCGCCTTCCAGCAAAGCGACGATTTCCGCGCCGCAGCCATTGACGCTGGCTGCTTTTTTCACGCGTCCACACTGGCCGTCGGACTGCATCACGATTACTCGCGACGCGTCGCCCAGGACTGGAATATTCGGGTTGTGTGTGATGAAGATCAATTGGCGCATGGATTTAACCGCCTTTAAGGCGGGCGCGACCGTATCGCAGATGTACCGGTTGTCGAGATTGTCTTCCGGTTGGTCGATGACAAGCGGGCAATTCCCTTCCCATAGCAGGATCGGCAGGATCGCGAGGTATTTCTGGCCGGTGGAGAGGTTGCCGGAATCCTTGTATCTGCCGTTGTCGAAAAGTTCGATGGTCGGCATCTCGTTCATGTCCACGATTTGCAGTTCAAGCAGACGTGGCATCGCAGACAATTCACGGATGACAACCGCCGCCTGTTGCTGGTTGATTTGGCCACGCAGGGCGATGTTTGCCACGTCGTTTGCCCTAACAAGGTCAGCGAGTTCATCGGGTGAAATCTCCTTGCTGATTGAGGCGGCAATCCGTCGGTGCTGTATGCCGGCGTCCTTCAGCGAGGATTCGAGAAACTTGCGATAGTCCTCCTGGTCGGCGTTTTGCGCCATGCGGACCCGAATGGTCGGGTTAAGTTTGGAATTGATGCGCTTAGCGACCGCGAGGCGGATGGCGAACCGCTCGTCGCGCACGTCGGAGAGTTTTGCCAGCAAGTTCGTCCGCTTGGTTTCAAGCACGGTGATTTCCGCAACGACTTCGGCGAGCCGTCGCTGACGAAACAGCAGTTCGTTGTGCTGTTTTTCCAACTGGATGCGTTCGATCGACTTAGCTAGATCCCGGTGTTTCTTTTCGATGATGTTGCGGAACCCGACGTCCTGCTTGATATGAAAAACATCGAGCGCTTCCTTTTTTTTGCCGAGTTTGCGCGCGGTTTCGTCCAATCCTTCAACCGCCCTGGTGAGGCACGAATCAACAACGTAGATAGAGGTCATCGCCTCGTTGAGGGAATTTGCCAGGGTTTCTGAATTCGGGCCGGTCATGATGTCCTGAGTGAACATCGGCATCACCAAGTCCGACAGCCGTCCTAGCCAAGGTCTGAGTCTCGATGCGCAGGATCGCAGGTTTTCAATGGAGTGGTCGAACGCCATGGCTTCCCGGCCTCGCAATGCCTTGAGCAAGTGGGCGCGATTGATTTCCTCCGTGTTGTGCCCGGTCAGCGTGTCGAATGCCTTGAGCTTTTCCAAAACCGAATCCATTTGGCTCAGCGATGCTTCAAGGTTCTGTTTTTCAGTGACTAAGGGGAGAATGCGGGCGGTGTTGGCTTCGAGCAGGTTGCTCACGTCGTTGATGCGCTGCGAGACGGCCGCAAGATTATCGACCTCGAATCCGTCGATGAGATCGAGTTGGTAATGGGGGTTGTCGGCGATTCCCTCGATCTGGCCCTGGCTATAAACAGCGGCACCGAAGATCTGGTTGACCGAAACCCCAGGTGGGAGGGGCGCACCGTCGGAATTCAGGATCACGGCATCGTCGCCCGCCGAGCGGCTGATCGTGTAGGTCATGCCGTCCTTGGTCTCCACGGTCAGTTCGACGCGTCCGCCAGCGAGGTTCCTCTCGATCATTGAGGCGACGCGGCGGCGCAGGGGGTCGCCATCTCGGCCCGGCATGACATTCAAGCCGTGGCGGATGTTCTCCACCACTATGCTTTTGCCGCTGCCGCGCGGCCCGATGACAGTGTTGAAATCGTTGTGGAATTCGACATCGAGTCCGGAAAGGAATCCTCCCGTGACCTTCATGCGCTTGATGCGGTGACATGCGGGTTGGTTGCTCATCTGGGTGCAACTCTGTGCGTCTCCGGCGCGGTTGTCTCCCCAAATCGGTGTTTTCCCCACATAGGGTTACAAACCCTATGTGAACCCTATGTGGGGTCAACATAGGCCTATGTGAACCCTATATGTGTCCCACATAGGCTTACATAGCCTATGCACAAGCTTGGATACAAGTCCGAGTTGACACGCCACTGTCCACGGGTCGCACGGCGAATCCGTGCTTCCGGCCGCCGGGCCAGTCGTCCGGCAAATGCATCCACCGCTCCCACGCTGATTCTCATCACTTTCCCATCATGACACCACAGACCAACAACCAAAGCGGTGCCCTGGCAATTAACCGGGGCAGAATCACCCGGCCTCAGAAGGCCGTCATCTACGGCCCGGAAGGCGTCGGCAAATCCACGCTCGCCAGCCTGACACCTGACCCCGTCTTTCTCGACACGGAGGGCGGCACCCACCACCTCGACGTGATCCGCCTCGACGCGGCCTCGACCTGGGAGGAAATCACTGCGGCCGTCACGCAGCTCGCCAAGGCGGACCATCCTTTCCGCACGCTGGTCATCGACACGGTTGACTGGTTAGAGAGGAGGCTTTCCGAGCACCTGTGCCGGAAGGCTAACAAGGACAGCATCGAGGATTTCGGCTACGGCAAGGGCTGGGTCCTGCTGACCGAGGAATTCGCCCGCTTCCTCAACTCACTCGACGCCCTGCTCGCTCGCGGCATGAATGTCGTATTCCTCGCCCACTCGACGGTGAAGAAGTTCGAGGCACCGGACCAGGCGGGCAGCTACGACCGGTTCGAACTCAAACTCAGCAAGCAGGTGGCACCGTTGCTCAAAGAATGGGCAGACCTCGTGCTCTTCGCCAACTACGTCACGCGGATCGCCGAAAAGGACAGCGGCAAGACTCGCGGTGTGGGCGGCAAGGAACGCGTGCTCTACGCCACCCACACGGCGGCGTATGACGCGAAGAACCGCCATGGCCTGCCGGACAAGCTGCCGTTTTCCATGGAAGCGCTCGTTCCGGTGTTCGGTGCGACCACCGTGACCGCATCCCCCGGCCCACAGGCATCGGTTCCGGTTCAGTCTGCCACCGACCGGATTCCAGAGGTCTTTGGCGAGCACATGGAGAACGTGGTCGATTTCCTGATCGAACGCGGCCAGCTCAAGCGTGCCGCGGACGGGACGCTCGAAAGCCTCGACACCCTCGATCCGACCTACGCCGCCCGGATGATCGCGGAGCCCAAGCGGTTCCTCGGCACCGTGCAGGAGTGGGTCAAGGGGAAGGGAGAATCCAAGTGAGTGCCCTTCCCAAGAGCGCATTGCGCCCATCCAACCTGCCGAAGCTCGCCGTTTGCCCGTGTTACGAGAGCAATCCCGTGGCCGGCCCGGCGGCAGAGCGCGGCACGCTGCTCGATTCCGCGTTCCGCGCCAAACTGCTCGGCCTGGATGAATGCGAGTTCCTATCTGGAAAACTCAGCGCCGATGAAAATGCCGCTGTCGGTTGGTCGGTGTCGATGGTGCTGGCGATGGCCGGCCGCGAGCGGGTGCTTGCCCGTGAGGACGACTGCCGGGTGAAGATGTTAGGATTGACCGGCACAGCCGACGCCGTTGTGCCGACGCGCCTGGCGCACTTCGATTTGAAGACCGGAATGCGGCGGAACTACCGCGAGCAGATGGCGGCCTACGCGCTCGGCTTCATGGAATCGCAGTTCGCCTCCGAATGGACGGCGCACCTGTTGTTCTGCGACCAGCGTGAGATCGAAACCCACCGCTTCACCTACGACGAAGCGCAGGAAATTGTCGATCAGGTCATCCGGGGGTTCAACGATCCCGACAAAGAGCCTCACCCGTGCGAATACTGCGGCTGGTGCGCCAAGGCGGAATCCTGCACGGCACGCCGCGCCATCGTCGCGGAAACCCTGCCCGTCGCGGACCCCGGATTCGATTTCGATGCGGTGCTGGCAGACCCGAAAATGCTCGGGCGCTTTCTTGCCTGCTGCGCGGTGGTCGAGGACTTCCGCGACCGGGCGAAGCAGATCGCCACCGAGCGACTCAAGACCGGCGGCGAAGTCCCCGGCTGGAAGATGGTGACGCGCAAGGGTGCGGATTTCGTCGATTGCGCGACGGTCGGCCACCACATCGGCGAGATGGGTTTCGGCCCGGTGCTCGCCGCCTACGGCAATCTATCAGCCACCAAGTTCCGCGACCTGTGGAGCCAGCGGATGCCCGGCGGGCCTCCATTCCCTGAGGAGTCGGTGAAGCACGCCGCTCCATCCACCTATCTCAAACAAACCAAGCCCAAGGCCAACAAATCATGAAACCCGACGACACGGCCAGACCGATCATCAGGAAAGCGACGGCCAGAGCATACTATCTGCGGATTTCGGCAGAATGGCTGACGGGCAAGAAACGCGTCCCCTCCGCAGTCATCGCGGACGCCGAAAAAGCGGCGCGTGCCGTGCTGGCCCGCCATGCCTGCCAGCCGAAAGCCCATATCAAGCCCCCCCGGCCCGGTCACGGCGACAAGCAATCCGCCAAGCAATAACTCCCAACTTCAAACCTACCTAACACAATGCCCACATACAAAGCATCCACCCCCACCGAACGCCCCGATCATGTCGAACCGGGCGATTACGAAGTCGAAGTCGTCGATGCGGTTGAGTCTCTCAGCAAGAGCGGCCGCGAGATGATTGAACTCAAGCTCAAGACATCCGCAGGGTCATACCTCTACGATTTCCTGGTCTTCATCCCTAACGCATTCTGGAAGATCGACAGTTTCCGTGCCGCCACCGGCGAGCATGTCACGCCTGACGAGGAAACCGAGATCACGGCGGACGACCTGATTGGCCGCACCGGCACCGTCCGCCTCACCATCGAGGAATACAACGGCAAAAAGCGCAACAAGGTCGTCGCGTGGCTGACTCCGAAGCCGGGGCGCATGCCCGGCGCGAAGTCCACCCCCGCCGCCAAGCCCGCAACCAAATCCCAACCGAAATCCATCGAAGATGACGACATCCCCTTCTAACCGGATGGGCCTGCGGGCCTATCAGATGAAAGCCAGGCAGGACATTCACACGGGATTCACGAGCTTCGACCGCCAACTCGGGGTGCTGCCAACCGGTGCTGGAAAGACGATTTTGTTCAGCAGGCTGGCGCAGGATTTCCAACCGATGCGCACGTTGATCATTGCCCACCGTGAGGAACTCATCTTGCAGGCGGCGGACAAGTTGGAAGCGGCCACCGGAATCGTGGCGCAGGTCGAGATGGGCGATAATCGCGCCTCGCTCGATGCCCCGGTGGTCGTCGCCTCGGTGCAGACGCTCATGCGCGAGGCGCGGCTGAACCGTTGGCCACGGGACCATTTCGGACTCGTGGTCGTTGATGAAGCGCATCACGCGCTGGCGGATAGCTATCTGAACACGCTCAGGCACTTCCACGATCACGCAAAAGTGTTAGGGGTATCGGCGACTCCTGACAGAGGTGACAAAAAGAACCTCGGGCGTTACTTCCAGAACATCGCGTGTGAGGTGACCTTGCTCGACCTCATCCAACAAGGGTGGCTTTCGCCGATCAAGGTCAAGACGGTTCCGCTTGGCATGAATCTCGATTCCGTCAGGACCACGGCAGGCGATTTCAACGCCGACGACCTGGGCCACGCGCTGGAACCGTATCTCGAAAAAATCGCCGACGTGCTGGTCGAGCACAGGCACCGCAAGACGCTCGTGTTCCTGCCACTCGTCGCGGTGTCGAAGCAGTTCGCCGCACTCTGCCGGGAACGTGGGTTGTTGGCAGAGCATGTCGATGGACAGACGAGCGAGCGGCGTGCCGTGTTGGATCGCTTCCGGCGCGACGAGACGCGCATCCTAACCAATGCGATGTTGCTGACAGAGGGATACGACGAGCCGTCCATCGACTGCGTCGTGTGCCTGCGGCCCACCAAGGTGCGGGCGCTGTATTCGCAGATCATCGGTCGCGGGACCCGGATCTGCCCTGGCAAAGACCACTTGCTCGTGCTCGATTTCCTGTGGCAGTCGGGCGAACACAGCCTGGTTAAACCGGCCCACCTGATTGCCGAGGACGAGGAGGATGCCAAGGCACTCACTGAAAAACTCGGTGACGAGGGCGACATGGAAGAGGCCCGCGAGGAGGTGAACGCCGACCGCACAAGGAAGCTGACCGAGCGTCTGATGGAAAACCGCCGCCGCAAGGGTGCCGTGCTCGACCCGCTGGAATTGGCCGTCACGCTCAATGACGCGCACTTGGCCGAGTTCATTCCGGTCATGCAGTGGCAGGGCGAGTCACCCACCGCGAAGCAGCTCGACTGCCTTGGAAAATTCGGGATCGACGTGAACGCGATTCTAACGAAGGGGCACGCCTCGTTCCTGTTGGATCGCCTCATCACGCGCCGGAAACTGGAATTGGCCACACCGAAGCAGGTCCGGCTGTTGCGCAAATACGACCACCCGCGCCCGGAGATGGCCACGTTCAAGGACGCCCAGGCATTCCTCGCCATCAAGTTCGGCAGCCGCCGCATGACCTAACGGAGATCATCCATGCCTCGCTACCGGTCATCCGGGCCATCGCTGCCCCGACGCACTCTTGACTACCTCCAGCACGGTGCTGCCGAGGGCGCGAGGAATGCCGAACTCTTTGACGCGACCTGCCAGTTCAGGGACGCCGGCCACCCGCTCGAAGAAGTGGAAGAGCAGTTGCTCGCCCGCGCCATGGCCGACGGCCTCAACGAAGCGGAAGCGCGTCATACGATCCGCTCCGCCTATGCAGGGACGTCCAGGGAGCCGGTAGGCGCGGCGGCGGCGTGTCCCGCTCCAGCAGCCAGCCAGCCACGACGACCGGTACCAGCCACGGCCACGCAGGGGCGACCCGCGATGGTTGTGCCCGCGCCGGTGGACGATGGATTTGTCAGGCTCATCGACGCATGTTTCCTGCCGGACGAATTCGTAGCCATCGCTCCCGCGGCTGAGACGGAAGATGGCGACATTGTCCCGCGCCGGGGTGTCACGCTCACGGCGACCGAGTGGAAAGCGAAGGTTGCGGCCAGGGGCGGCATAGAACGGGTATTCGGCACCAAGCTCGGGTTGTTCATCCGGATCAACCCGACATGCAAGGATGGAGCGAAAAACGAGGACGTTGCGGCATTCCGCCATGTGCTCGTTGAATTTGACAGCGACGAGGCCGGCAAACCGATCCCCAAGGAGGAACAATATCACGCGGTCGTGGCAAGCGGCATGCCGGTGTCGGCATTGATAGATTCCGGCAACAAGAGCCTGCACGCATGGGTGCGCGTCGATGCGCCCGACCTGGCGGAATACAAGCGCCGCGTCGCCATCATCTGGGAATGGTTTTCCGGCATCAACCTGGACAAGCAGAACCGGAATCCTAGCAGGCTGTCGCGCTGTCCGGACGGCTGGCGCACGGTCAAAGGCGATGTCCGCCGCCAACGCCTGCTCGCGCTCGGGATCGGTGCCGAGTCATGGACCGCCTGGGAGACCGGGCAAGCCACGACCGACGAGGGAGCGTTGATGCCGATCTCCCAACTGGCTGCTTATGACACGACCTGTGATCCTAACAACATACTTGGCAAACGCTGGTTGTGCCGTGGCGGCTCGCTGGTTGTCGTCGGCCAGTCGGGCATCGGCAAGTCATCCCTGTGCATGCAGCTCATGATCCTGTGGGCGCTGGGATTGCCGGCGTTCAATATTACGCCGGTCACACCGCTGCGCTCGGTACTCATCCAGGCGGAAAACGACGTCGGGGACCTGGCGGAAATGTATCAGGGCGTGCGTCGCGGCATGGGCATCACGCCCGAGCAAGAGGCGATCCTAAACGAACGCATCTTCATCTATCGCGACACGACACGCACCGGAGCCGAGTTCGTGAACGCCGCCTCCGCGCTCGTGGACCGCCACAAGCCCGACCTCGTGTGGGCAGATCCATTGCTCAACTACATCGGCGATGAGATTTCCGAACAGAAGGTCATCAGCGAATTCTGCTGCAAGCTGCTCAATGCGGTGAGCCTGCGCACCGGCGTCGTCTGGTGCCTGTTGCATCACACCGGCAAGCCGTCCAAGGACCCGAAGGCGGCCAGCCATTGGACGGCCAGCGACCTCGCCTACAGCGGCCTTGGCAGCTCGGCCTTGGTCAACTGGGCGCGTGAGACCGCCGTGCTGGTGCGCATCAAGATGCCCGACGGCGACCCGCCCACATTCCAGCTCAGCATGACGAAGCGGCGGACGCGGGCAGGCATGGTGGACTCCACGGGCACGCCAACCGACACCATCTTCGTCCGCCATTCACAGCACGGCGGCATTTGCTGGGAGCAATGCGAGTCGCCAAATAGCGAGGCCGAAGCCAAACCCGACCGCTATAAAATGGGCCGTCCATCCGCCTTCGATCCGGTCAAATTCCAGGCCGTTCTATCCGAATTTGGCAACGAGGTGACACGGACCAATGTCAGCACCCTTGCTGACAAAATGGCTGTCACCGAACGCACCATCTGGAGGTGGTGGAAATCATTCAAAACCAATGAATCATGAGACTGCTGACAAAACATTATTTCAGCGCTGACAAAACTCACGCTGCCGTTGCTGACATTACTGACATATATCCCCCCTTTAAGGGGGGGATATGTCATTATGTCAGCAGGCAGCACGGGCGGCAGTCCGGTGTCAGCGGGCAACCTGGCAACGTCACCCCATCTAACACAAGTCGGATGCCTAACGGAACGGAGGTAGCCCGATGAGCGCCGACGACTACGCCAAACGGCAGAGCCAACGCGACGCCGAATACCAACGCGAATACAAGGCGTGGATCGAGTCGCTGCCTGCGGACGAACGACAGAAGCTGGAAGCCCAGGGGCTGGCATCACCCTGCCTGCAACGCCACGGCAACGGCGCTCCCGATCACGACATGGCCGAATCACCACGCGCCAGCCACACGCCTGACATCGCGGCTCTGGTCGATCACGACACGGACGAGGCCGGCACCATCAGTCACGATGCCATCGAGGTCCTTCGCCTTTTCGTTGCCGACCTGATCGCCGAAGGCAACACCCGCCTCACCGTGGAGTGCCTGGCGGTTGCCCTGAGCCTCAGCGCCTACAATGGCCAGAGCATGACCGAGATCGCCAAACGACATGGGGTGACCCGTGCGGCGGTCTCGAAACGCTGCGTTGACATCACCATCCAACTGAACCTCCCGCCGTCCCGTGCCATGCGCAGCGAGAAGGCACGCAACATCTATCGACAGGCACAACTCAAACGAAACCGCTCACGCAAACAATGAACACACTCGCCATTCAAGACCCGAAGTTCACAATCAATCCAACCGGCATTCAGTTCCACGACGAACTCAGCTTCGACGAGTGGGAAGCTCTCGGCAAGAAACTCGCTCCCCTCGGTAAATCCATCGGCTTCATTATCGGCGACTGGATCAATTACGGCGAGGCCCGCTATGGCGAAAAGTATGAGCGTGCGCTGGAGCGAACCGGGATGACTTACACCACCCTGGCGAATTTCTCCTATGTGGCGCGAAAGGTCGAAATTTCATTGCGCAATGAAAAGCTCGATTTCACCCAACACTACGTCGTCGCGAAACTCAAGACGGACGATGAGAAACGCCACTGGCTCAAGATGGCAGAGAAGCACAAGCTGAGTATCCGTCGCCTGCGCAAGTCGATCAACTTCGGCCGTCTCGCCACCGAGAAGGAAGTCCAGGGTGATCCGGCCGACCGCGGCTATGTCACCTACCTCGCCCTGCTCAACCGCATCCGCCGATGGTGGGCACGCGAAACGGACAAGGCACCCGTCGAGGAATGGGACGATGACCGTCGCGAAGGACTCAAGAAGGACTTCAAGCTCATCCTCGACATCTACAACGCTCTCTAACCTAACCGCAGGGAGGCCGGTGCCCGGGCGGGAATCATACCCCTGCCTTCGCGGGTTCAACTCCCGCCCCTGCAACCACAACATCAATCTAGCAAGCCCATGAGACAGATAGCTCCAACGTCATTTGCATATTCAGAGGCTGAAAGGCGTCACCACAAGTGTCAGATGGCAGACGCATCGCGCAGACGCCAAGAGCGCGAGATAGAGGAATGGAAACAACAACAACATACAGTCATGGAGATCGTTGGAGACGACTCAACCGGACTGATCGTCGAGATGCTTGGCGCTGACATTCTCAAGAAGAATTCAGAACTGCTAGTCATCTACCTATCA